AATGCTTCCACGCAATGCCGCGATCTGGCTAGACGCTGCCCCTGCTGTAACAGGCCCGACGATCGTGATTCGACCGAATACACCAAGCATGTCGTTCAGCGTGCATGTAGCCGCTGGATCAATGTATACGTTGAAATAGCCTGCATACGCCTCAGTTATCTTGTAATCGACTCGGAGATCGGATCGAATGCCGATCATTCCTCCGCTCGTACTCCATGTACCAGCTGCGAATGCTGACGTTTGCTGCAGGTCTACATCCAAGCCGTATACATAAGAGTCAGCCGCCAATGGAACGTCAATATCGACCGTTACGGCCTTGCCAGTTGAAAAATCGACGTCTATATTGAAGCCACCAAGGGTCTCCAATATCCCTGCGTCCGTCAGGCCCGCAATCACCGTTACGCAATCTGAGGCTACCCACCAAACTCGATAATCTGCGCTATCTAGTGCTGTCGCCATCCTACCCACCTACCTTATGCTGTAATAGCAATGTGTACTTCTCGTTAGAGCAATATCCCCACTTCTTCCGGCAACTTGTCATGTTTCTGCAGGTTACAGGATGAGCAAGCCACAGCGAGGTTAGATGGCCTGTGTAATCCGTTTTTCGACAAAGGCATTATGTGATCTACCTGGCGGTCGCCCATCTTTATGAGCTCGCCACATAGGTAACAACGTACTTTTGGATCTTCTTTGGCCCTCTTGTAGATGGCCTTGATCTCAGTTAATTGGGCTGCTGTCGCTCCAATCAATGCGCCAGCTTTAATCGCTCTACGCTTGCTTTCATGGGCAGTTCTCTCGGCTTGGTGCTTCCTGCTATAGGCAGCACTCATTTCCTTTATTCTGTCTTTGTTCGCAACGCGATATGCTGCTATTTCCTTCTTGTGCGTTGCCGAATAAACGACACTCCCTGCTGCCAATCTCTCTTTGTTCTCTATCCGGTAAGCTTTATCGTAGATGCTTTTCTCGTCCTTGCGGGCAACCCTATAAGCCACGCATTCTTCCTTGTGGTCTTCGTTGTATGTTCTGTTGTAGTCAGCGCGGTGTTCCTTAGTGGCTAGACGATAAGCTATAGCTTCCTCTTTATGGGATGCGCGATAAGCAGCGTTGTAAGCAAACGTTACGTCCTTCCGCGATGCGCGGTAAGCAGCAGCCTCGTCCCTGTGGGCAGCGCGGTAAGCAGCTTGTGCTTCCTTCCGTTCTTTCATCTTTTTCGCTCGCGCAATCATATCGGTAGTCGGCTCCATTAGGCTGCTCCCTCCCCAGTCTCTGATGGATTAGGTGCGTACCCTATCACTTCATCACCTTTCGGGTTATAGATCGCGTTGCAATCCGTCCCTTCAGCAATAGGAAGATTCCAGATCAGTGCCCTCATTTCATTCGCGCTCCAACCTTGTGTGCGTACACGCGCTCCCACCTTGGCTAGGTTTAGCAGATCTCCCTTCAATGATTCGATAGATCCTAGATCGAATGCAATCCGTAGACCGCTTCCAGGCTTCATTAACGACTGATTGAGGGCATCCTCTATCACGTCGCATCTTGGAAGAATAGCTTGCTCGTAGAAGAGCTTGTACATCACTTCTGATGAAGCCCGGTTGGCGTCATGATAATCGCCTGCAACGATAGGAGGTACACCATACGCGCCAAGGATCTCTTCCTTGCTGTAACGACGTAAAGCTGGGAAATCCATATCTTTATGATTGGAGCCAACTTTTTCTATTTTCATTCCCTTACCCATAACAGCTGGTTGGAAGGCGTTAGCCTCTCCTTGGTGTGCATCCAACCAATTCTGAAGGATCATTTCGACGTCTCCGTCGTTTAGGTATTGGTCAGATGATAGGACAATATCTGGAGTTGCATTGTTTTTGAAGAAAATGTAATTCCAGTTGAGAGCCTTCAGGTCTGATGCGATCACTACACGCAACACTTGAGTCGGGGAATACCCGTAGTATGGGGAGTCTGGGTTGAAGCTACGGAAATAAAGCATATCTTCGGGCTTGAAGACAACTGCGCCTCTCGAACCCGTCCACACGAATCCATCAATGAGTCGCGTTGTACCAGCGACCACTTGCATCTTGAGAGGATTGATCAAAGGCCACAGACCAGTGACCTTGGCGCTGTCAGAGGGGTCGTAGAGCTTCTCAACGTAAGCCATCCCAGTCAGTTCCATGTAGGCTGAGATTGCCTGTTTAAGGAGGTTCCCCGACACACCAGCAGAGGGACAAGGGTTGGCAAGCATATCGAGGATGGGATCTTGCCTGATCACACGTCCGCCTTCGATTGACGCCCACTTCTCCATCACGCCAGCATACGTTTTCGAACGTGAAGCTGCGTGGAAGTGGCGTGCGCTGAAGAACTTTCGATCCTCCTTAGCCTGTTCCGCCTCGATGAGGACGAAGGGAATATCTGCGATGGAGCATCCAATTCTCTCGATCGCGGTAAAGACCGCAGGATCCTCTTTGAAAGCGTTGAAGATATTCTGGAGGCCAGCAGGACGAGTAACGCGCCCGTCGTTGTAGCTCGGGCGCTCGGCTCTAACTAATCGGCTGGGGGTCTGCTCAGGCGCCTCTTTGACTGGGGTGCCTAATGCCCTATCCAGTGCTTTCATGAAGCTCACTAGGTTCCTCCTCTGTCTCTGTCGCCTTGAATCCTGCGCCTCCGCAATCTAGGCACTCACTCCACCGCCGCGTCGGAGCCCCGCACTCACAGATCTCTACCAGTCCATCCTTCAGCAACACCGCCCAGAAAGCATCGATGAACGCATGGAACGTTCTCATCGTCTCTTGCTTGTAGTGCCTGTATCCGCGATTCTGCTTGTCTCCCTGATATATCATCAGGCCGCGGTCAAGCGTGTCTTTCATAAGCTGAATCTGCTCATGAAAGATCTTCGCCGTCATGCTCTCTACTACATCCTCTGTCATGTTCACCTCGTCAGTTATTCAACGTGCCCAAGTGCTTCGATTACCTTCAGTACCCATGCTTTGATCCGCTTCCACACTCTCACCAGTCGCGCTTTCATGACTTGCCTTCGTGTGTGCGCTGTCGACTTCACAGGCACCTCCTATACTGCCTTGAGAAATCCCTCTCCGACTGGCTGCCACTGACAGTGCCAGTGAAGCGTTCCAGTACCGCCAGCCGCACATGTATGAACAAACTGGACGTATGTGGGAACATCTGCTCCGGCCTTCCTGTCTTGGATAATTCTGAAGCCTTCCTCTTTCACGTCAGTTTGGTCAATAAGTGCTGGGCCAAGCGTTACGTCTCCAACGACTAGAACCTTGTCCTCTTTGTCTAGTCGCATGATTACAGAACCGACACCAAGCGCACCAAGCGTCACGCCAGAGTCGTCCTTCGATATTTCCACATCGCCATTCGTTGAGGAGAGTTGAAGGAAGCAGTCTGTGTTTGTTCCTGTTAGCGCCACCTCTACGTCTGCAAAGATGCCGATGACCTTAACTGCGCCCGTTATCTGGAACAGGTTGTATGTCGATGTCGCGGCACCCGTGACTGATAGCACGTTCGTCTTAACAACTTCATCATCGAAACAGTAATTACACCATGCATTCGCGTCATCAACATCTACTGCTTGCCCATCTCCTGCCCCGGAAGTACAGTCAACAACTGTCATATTTGTAACACCATCGAGATAGAACCCTGAAGTTTGATTACCTACCGAGATACAGCCAGACAAGAACCCCTGATTTATAGCGCCGTCAACAAAGTATCCGTAACTGGTAGTAGATCCAGCAGCGTAGCAGTGATGTAGCTTCGTGCCATTCCCGCCAATATCGAAACACTTGCCAGTAGCCTTGACCCCAGCCGCAGAACATTCGCGGCATATCGTTCCGCCTATATCAAAGTCCCATCCAGCGGTAGACGCAGATCCTTTAACACGCACACCTTCAAACTGATTGCCGTCATTAGTTAATACATGGACTCCAACCTGATCCGCCGCCGGGGTGACCTTAACAGGCCCAACAACGCGGCAATTCCCGCCGCTTACTGTTAGGCATGTTCCTGTTCCGTCTAAGATTGTCCCAATTTCACACCACAGTTCCATCGACGCTTTACTCATCACAACGTCTTCGACATATGTTCCAGCCTTAACAATGATTGCATCGCCAGCAGCAGCAACACCAATAGCGGCGTTGATTGTCTTCTTCGCTTTCTCTGGCGTAGAGCCATCAAGGTCATCGTTAGCCATAGCAGCATCAACATAAAACACATCGCCTGTGTATTGCTTGCTGTGCGCGATAAATACATCGCCATTAGCTGCAAGGAATGCGCTATTGGTCCCAACCATAGTTGTTGGTATAGCGTCAACAACAGACTTAATTGCACTCAGTCCAAACGATGCACTGGCAACAGAAGTATTCGTTGTTCCAAGGTTAGTCGCGAGCCCGGCAGTCCACGAAGACGCTAATGCTGCGCCGTTAGTTCCGACCATAGTTGTGGGGATGGCAGCAATTAGCGTTTGAAGTGCTGATAGCCCGTAAGTTCCGTTGGCAACAGAAGTATTCGTTGTGCCGATATTAGTAGCGAGGCCAGAAGTATACGAAGATGCCAATGCAGCAGAGTCAGTTCCGCGCATTACCGTCGTAGGTACTGCTAATAGCAACGTAACAAGCTGCTTCTCATATCCCATTAGAGTAGTCGCGGTACCAACAGCTCCTGTTGCCGCTGCTGTAGCAAGAGTACCTCCAACTGATGCTAGGAATGGATCGCACGTAGAGATAGCTGAGATCTTATTTGAGATTGCTTCGAGAGAGTCAGTCGTCGAACTGAAGTCTGATATATCGCCACCGCTCGCGGCAATGTTCGCCAGGACACTCGCATCTGTCACTTGCGCCATTGTCCCATCTGCAGTGACCAAGAGGTACCGCAAATTCATTGCTGATTTGCCCACCGCCCCGTATCCAGCCATATATCCCCCTAGTGTTCCCAGCTACATGCCTTGATGGTGACTGTTTCTCCGTCTGGATCCGCTCCGAACTTTGATCGGATGAGGTAGTAAGGGAACTTGTCCGTTGTCGTTGTGTACTCTGATTCTCCTGCAGGGACTGTGAAGCCAGTTGTATCGATCGGGAAGGCTGCAGCGTCTCCTGGATCTACTCCAGATTCGAATGCCCCCCAAAGCGTGATCTCCATGTCTTTATTGCTAGGATTCGTTGCGCCATACGTTAAGCCGCCATTAACGCGCATGTCCAATTCTGTCAAATGATAGAGTTGGTCATCTGCAACGAATGTAGCCGACATCGTCCGTGGTTTCGTCGTTTGCTGCCACGATACATTGTCGCCTAGTTCTGCCGCCGTGGTTGTCGCTACATCGGCCATTTTGTCCTCCCAAAACAAAAGTCCACCAGCAGCGTTTTGCTGCCAGCGGACCGTTCGAATCATTGTCCTACAACTACTGTATAGTTTTACATCTACTTTGTCAAGCCGCGCCTCTTATATCAAGATTCCTAGTTCGTTGGGATGTTTGGCTCCTTTACTTAGGTTGCACTTCGAATGGGTAATCCCCAGGTTCGATGGCCTTGTTGGACCATCTTTGGTAACTGGGAAGATGTGATCCACATGTCTGTCCCCAATGGGGATTAACTTATTGCAGAGGTAGCAGCGCACTTTCGGTTCTTCCTTAGCTCTTCGATAAATCTCCGCTATCTCTGCACGATCTCCGATGGCGGATTCATGGATTTTCGCCCTGCGTATGGAAGTCCTGGCCTTCGCCCTCTCGGGATGAGCCGCGTAGCAGACTGCCTGTGACTCGCGGACCTTTTCTGGGTTCGCTGCGCGCCATGCGGCGCACCTGGCGCGGTGTTTCTCAGGATTCGCAGCGCGGTCGGCGGCGGCCCTGGCGCGGTCCTTCTCGGGATGAGCCGCACGGTAGGCTCTTTGATAAGACCGAATCTCATCCTTGTGTCCAGCGGAATATGCTGCGTTACTAGCACGGATCTGCTCGGGATTGTCTGCGCGGTAGGCGGCCCTCTCTTCCTTATGCGATGCAGCATAGGCTGCCTGCTGAGCGCGGATCTTCTCACGGTTCGTGGCGTAGTAGGCCGCCTTCTGAGCACGTCTCTTTGCTTTCTTATCAATCAATTCATCAGCGACACGGAGTGACGTGAGACTTGGTTGGGAACTGATGCCCCCCTCCGTGTCGCCAAATATAAGTAATGCCGTATCCTTGTGTTTTCTCACGTCGAGTTCAGTCTAGCAACTTCGTGCTGTTATGTCAATGCACTCTTCTTGAACCAGCCAATCTTATCAGTTGGTTGTTATCATCCCTTGGGTCGTCCCTTCCCTCCTTCGAGACTCTGATGGACTCAATCTCTGCGTGGTTGATGCCGTGTATCGCCTTGTTAAGATGCGTTGGGCTTGTATGCTCCAACGCAAGTTCCTCCTTCCTCCATCGTTTGATGAACGCTGTCGTCTCTCTGCCTTGCTTTGGCGGCTTCTTGTCGAAGTCTGCGATCATGTCTTCAAGAACTAGAATGTGGTCTGCCATTTATCTCCTTGCGTGTTTTCCTCGGATGCGGCCCCCGGTTGGTGCATAGGCCGAGTAAAACGATTCTCTTCGTTCGTTCCTGGCATAGCAATCACCTCCTCAGTCCATCTTGTCGAATACTGGGATCTCTTCTCCGCCGCCAACGGCAACGCCTATTTGCTCTCGCACGTCCTTGTCCCACGTAATGGTGACGTTGTTTACATCGCCATGATACCCTGCGTTGTAGCATTCCTGATGAGGACCATCGTGACCTGGAGCAAGCTGGCATCTGATCGTGGCAGAGTTGTCGCCATAATCATCGCCAATAGACAAGCGTGCGTTGCACTCGCCTTCAACGTCTTTTGGAGGTCCGTTCATCATCCACTCCTCAATGCACCAGCGGTAGCCCCACATTCTGGACCACATGGCAGATCGTTTGTCATTCTTCCTGGCATCCGATGGCTAGGCAGATCATCAACTGACCTCCACATTTCGGACACACGCCTCGATCACAGTGTTGATGGTGATACCCACCAGGCACAACTGCGCAGTCAGGGCACGGGACCGTCCCATCCCAAGGGATTACTGGCAGTTCCGATCCATCAGGGAAGACGACGGTTCTACCAGCTGGGCAATCAGTGAAATCAACCATAGCGAGCCCGCATAGACCGCACACTGCTTTGCCTTGCTTATCCTTCATGCTTCCTCCTCTATCATATCAGCATTCCTAGTTCATTCGGATGCTTCGCTCCTTTACTGAGATTGCAATGGCTACACGCAATCGCGAGGTTCGATGGCCTAGTTGGGAACCCTTTGCTAACTGGAAAAATGTGATCCACGTGCCTGTCACCCATAGGAATCATCTTGTTGCAGATATAGCAGCGGACTTTTGGATCTTCCTTCGCCTTTCTGTACATCTCTGCGATCTCTGCCTGATCACCGATTGTTGATCCGCGCACCTTGGCCCTGCGTATTGATGCGCGTGCTGCGAATTCGGGTAGATGCGCTGCTTGATAGGCTGCATTCTGCATGAGTTTCTTTTCTCGGTTCTCGGCATAATATGCGCGGGAACGGGCTGCCAGATCTTCCTTGTGCGCGGCATAATATGCTACATTGTGCGCCCGTTGCTCTTCCTTGTGCGCGGCGCTGTAGGCTCTGTTTCTGGCATTCATCTCTTCCTTGTGAGCGGCATGATACGCAGCGCTACGGACGCGATTCTTCTCTCTGTTAGCAGCGAGATAGGCTGCGTTATAGGCGCGTTGTTCTGCAGGATCCTTATAAGGCATAAATGCTACCTCCTACTTAATGAATCAGCGGCAATTCGGCATTAGGCACAAGATGGATCAATTGCCGCCCCTCTACCCATACAAGCAGGCCGTCTTTCGTCCCGCACCATACCCTATGGACGATCCCGTTGTGCATTCGTAACGTGATAAGGCCAGAATGGTTGGCAAACGAGATGTTTTGGATCACAATCATACTCGTTTCGATTGAGAGCTGTCTGATCTCATCTACGGCTAAGCTCATCTCTTCACCAATCTCCGTTCACCTTCCCTCCATTTGAAGGAAGTTGGACAAATACCCCAGACTGCGTTCGCGTTATCATGCTCATACGTCTCTGAACCCTTCTCAGGGATCCTCGGGGGTTGTATATCCAGCTTGCCCGTTCCCCTGCACTTGCCACAGACTTCTTCGTCCTCGGTACTCCCTGTCCCTTCACACTTACCGCAGGGTTCCCATCCAACCTCTCGCACGGCAAGTAGCTTCGCAGGCACGACCTGGAGCTTCAGCCGCTCGTTGCCGCCCAGCGTGATCCCAATCCATACGGTGCGCATCTGATCGTCATCCAATCCCTTGCCAGGATGCTTCGTCATCAACACCTTGAACGACTGGAATGTCGGGATATTTGGCGGTGATTTCTTCTGTCGGGCGCCCAACTGGGCAAACGGATGCCAATCTTCACGTTTCTGAACTGCGTCGAGGAAGTTCCTTGCTAGGTCCAATACTTCTTTGTTTCTCGCTTTGGTCGCGTCACTCATGATTCTCCTTCATTGCTATGATGAATGCTCGGGTGATGGCTTGCGCGGGCCTCTCTCCACCAATCTCTGTGTATATCGGAGCATATCCACCAAAGGTTGATGGATACCATTCTTGAATCATGTTCACTACCCACGGGCCTCCCACGAAAGCAGGAACATTATCTGAGTAGTGCTTAACCGCAATGGTTTCAGCTTCATCCCTATTTGGATGGGAAGTTGCACGAATAATCCTCGGGATCAATTCACTGAATCCAGCAGCTACGTTGTTTGGGTAGTCTGGGACGATCATCCAGCCTTCTCCCCGGCCTTCGTCGGCCTCTGGTAAATAGCCTACAATGTCGCCAAAGCATTGATCATGCCCAACTTTCTCATACCCCATCAACTCCGCCGCCTTAATCCGCAACTCCTCATTAGTCATCGCCATTACTTCTTCACGATTCATCTTCATCACCACCCAGTTGTTACCAGTCGCCAAAGAACTCGGCACAGTGCCACCGTCACGAACAGCACGAACCATCCTGCAAAGAACCAGCACTCGTAGAACGCCGCCTTCGCCAAGAATCGATACTTCTTAGGCAGATCCTTGATTCTAGTGTCCCTAGCACGGAACCAGTACGTTATCTGTCCGTGAATCGTTAGCCACACGAACATCGCCGCACCAAAGAACGTGAACAGCTTCCCAATGTTATACAGCGTATCACCCGGTGTCGTCATCTGTTTTCTCCTTTGAGGCGTCGTCGCCATCCCACAACCAAGAGAATGCTTCCCTCCAACTGTACCACCATGGTCGTATGTCCTTACGTTCAATTCGTCCCTTCATGATTTGTTCTGTAGGAATGCCATCATTATGTTCCGTCTCTATCCATTCTTTCCCATCATATATCCACTGTCTCCCGTCTCCGCTTGCCCAGGAGTCTCCCTCAACTAGCCGAGGATGGCTCGTCTCTGTCTCCCAGCGTTGCTCGCCATCAACGCCTAGTTCGAAGACAAGCATATTCATGATGCTCCCGATGAACTCTGTCACTACCTTGTACGCCTTGATTGCCGTCTCTTCTGCCATGTACGTCGCGTAGATGCAATGCTCCCCATCTGCCGTGACCACAGTCATGCGCCATATCGCTTCGCCCTCAGACGTCACTCTGCACGGTGGCTTCAGCCGCAACACCGAGTAGATGCCGCCGTCTTGCCCTCTGATGTATTTCATAGTCTTTCGCCTTCCAGTATCTCTTTCGCTCGCTGCGGATCAAGGCCATAATTCTTCAGCGTACATTCCCAGCAGATATTCAAATTCGGGATATCATCTCCCAGTAGGAATGCGAACTCACCTAATTGCTTCTTCATCCACTCATGATCCTTCTTCAGATTCTTGATGCCGATAATCCATGCCTCTTTTAATTTGCCGGTCCTCTGATCAGCCATATCTTTACCGCAGACAATGCAATGCGTTGATTTCATCTTCATCTCCTTCCTCGCCCTCTCGGGCTGAAGAACTGTGTCCTCTCACCGTCAGAGCCTTCGAATCGGCTCCCTGCAAATACCGCGTAGTTGAACGCATGCACGTAGTGATCCTGCTTCGTGTTCACATACGACACGTACTTCTTGCCGTCCGGCCGCGTTACATGCTGTCTTGTCGGCGCCCGGAAGTGCTCCCAGAAGTCTGTCGGCAGATTCGACGGAACTCCCTCCGTCTTCGATAGGATTAGTGCCATCGCCTTGTCTAGCATCTGTGTCCTCAGACCAGTGTAAACAGGCACCCCGTCCTTCTCCCCCCACTTGTCATCCGTCGCCATTGGATCGGTGTGGTACTCGACCAGAGTGACCATCCCAGGGAACAACCTTGCGAACTCCTTGGCTTTCGTGGTCTCCGGACGGATGTCGATCGCGCAATGGTCGACATTGTATGCGTGCATCATGCGGCCGAGCTCTTCCCACTGAGCATCCCCCACCAAGTTGCCCGCCCACAAGATACCACCATAGGTGCGCCTCACCACCACATGGAGCAAGCTGCCTACATCGACGCCCATCACACTCTGTCGATCGTAAGAAGGGGTCATCTCGCCCATCGATGGCAAGCCTGAGACATCAGTAATACGCGTTCCAGCCGCCGCCCATGGTTGGCCTAGCTTCAGATTGTAGAATGCCTCCGACTTCGATGCGTCACCACGGATCGCATCCCAATCATCCATCATCTCTTTGGGGGTCACTGTCGGTGACAGGAAGTGAGACATCGAGAATGATCTGTGTGGAGCTTTCGGCTTCTCGTGGATCCATTTACCCTTCATCTTGTCTAGCTTGTGATCGTAGCTTGGACACATTACGTTGTTAGGATACTTCCTGTTGGCGCTATCCGGCCATTCAGGTATGACGAACTCTTGGCACTCCGGACACCATAAAGCAGCACGGCCCCGGGATCCTTCCATGTAGTCGATATCGATGCCCTGTTCTGGCAGTTTCGGGTTTGAGAGGGCTAGTTCCCACTTATGTTTCATCGACTGTAAGCGTCCGCGTGATGCAGCAATCCCTTCTGGATCCATCGGATCTTTCTCGTCGTGGATTACCATCCCGGCAGAGAACTCAATCAGGCTCTTGGGAGACGCAGCGCCACGGAAGTTCAGTGCTTGTCCCCAGCCCATCTTGAGGCCAACGCTGTCTGTGTCAAAGCCTTCTGCGATATATGGGGAATTGACGATGAATGGATTGAATCGCGACGTTACGAATTTCCCCAGTTGATGCTCAGTCGGCATCATGTACAGCACTGGCTCTCTCTTGATGTCCATGAACCAGAACGCTGCCACAATAGCCAAGAAGGTCCAGCCGGTCTGTACACATTTCATCACCACGAGCTTCCCACCTGGAACTGCGAGTTTAGCAATCTCCATGAACGGTTCGTAGAGATACCACATGAATCTCTCGGGATTGAAAATGGAATACGTGAAGCCATCCTCCATGACTAGGTAGGAATGGCCCCACTTGTACGGATTCTGTCCAGCTTCTCCGCGGACAACGTCTATGGCTTCCCGCGCTGAGAACTTACCTGGCGTCGGATCGGTCATTGTGTTCTCTCACCGACAGTCTGACCAGATCAGCTAACGACGTTCTGATTCCTTTGGCCCGCAGTGCCCGAGCTTCTGCTTCCAGTTGCTCAAGAGAGCGGGCCACAAACGTTACCGACATCCTCTTCGTTGTTTTCTCTTCCATGCTACTCCTCTGGCACCTCATCGAACGGCAACTCTGGGTGCAAGAATCCGTCGAGCTTCGCAATCAGTTGAATGCCGTTGATCACAGCGTCATGATCGCCCAGCTTCTCTTTCTTCTCTGCCATGACTGTTCTCAATTGCATGATCTCCAATGAACCAAGAGGCAGATCAATCTGCGCCCTCAGTGACGCTACTTGTCGCTCGAGTTCGTCAATCTCCTGCTGTAGCTGCCAGGGAGTCTTCTCCTCGACCTTCGGGCCGCCCGATTCTGCTTCAGCTGCAAGTTTCTCGTCTCTAGCCGTCATTGTTAGTCACCTCGAATTGTTGATCCGGCACCAGCACTCCCAAAGCCTTGAGATAGCACTCCCAGCATATCTCCAGCTTTAGAGGTGAGCCGATCTCCAGCATCGGAGCGTATCCCCCAAGCTGGCGTTTGTAGAAGTCCACCGCCCGAGTCGCTGCACCTTCCCCTGGCCCAATACGAACCCCGTCAACGTCAACAGATATCTGTTGGGCAATGAAAGTTATCCCTTGGTCATAGTCCATCATGTCTTTCCCGCACATAGAACAAGGGCGCGGGATCAACTGATCCAATCTCTTTGACCCGTCTGAGCACGCGGGTGTTAGGAACCCTCCATCAGCAGCATCAAACGCCATTAATTTCTGATTCATGTTCATTGCTCCTTATTGATCCCTTACGGAATCGGCTTGTTCGCTGGTCCACTAAGATCTTGCTTCGACTCGCCGCCATCATATTTCGCAAGGATGGTTTCGAAGTCGGGACATGGCATCACTGGCTCCTCAGAAGGAGAGAACTTCAGTCGATTGATGTCGTACCAGTCCGAACGCTCCTTCCCATCTTCCTGGCGCGTCAGAAGTGCCTGAACGCATCCATACAGATCGAAAGTGATTGATGTAACAACTCCCGATATATCCGTGACACAATCTGTGGCTTTCTTCCCCAACAGTAGTTGTAGTACGAACAACGTTTTCATGACTATGCTCCTTTTGCTGCCGTGCTACTTCGTTTCCTCGCGATCGAGATACTGCATAATCGCTTCAACTACGAGGTAGTTCACGCTTCGATCCTTCGCTGCTCCAAGTTTGATGAGCCTCTCTACAGGTTTCTTCGCCTGTTTACTTTGAGGAATATATATGCTCATCTTATCCATCAGTTCTTTCACTGCCATGGTGTGTTCACCTCCTCAATCTCAGTTCTTACTCCTCAATCTTACTTGCTGGTGTGCTTCCTAGCAAGCTCTTTAGGCCGACCAACTGCGAGTAAAGTCCTTGGATCGCTTTCTGCGCTCCTGTGATGTCTCGTTCTATCTGTTTCTTCAGAGAGGCTACTGCTTCTTCCATAGACAGGAATGTGCCGCTGCTCTGCTTGGAGACCAACTCAGGGATGAAGAATATGTCAGCACCTAGCTCTAGTTTTGCGCTGCCCTTGACACACATCCAATGGAATCCTTTGTCCTCTGCGTCAATGCTCATGATTCGTGCGTTGCCTTGTCCGTATCGTGTCAGGTAGATTTTCATGATTCATGCGAGCCCCGGTGATCGCGCTTTCCTAGTCATGAGGTGATAAGGAATGTCCGGGGCTCGCCATTGCCTCCTATGTCCGGAAATCTTTCGTCTTCAGTTTCGTGATGATCCGATGACCACTTCGCGTCTTCAATTCTACTGTGGGGCGAGCAACGATCCCCTCAGCTGGGAATGGTCCCCATTTGGATTGGAATCCCTCTCTAACAAACTCGACCATGTCTACTAGAGAACCGATTCTTAGAGACGGGACGAAGGGGATGTTTAATGAATTTGCAATATCAATGACATTGCCACGTTCCAACCACCATTCTCCGATGTGGACATCGAATAGAACGAATCCCTTCGTTGCGCTATAGTTGCCGCCGCCCTTCTGGATCCCAGCACCAAATCCCTCCCCGTACAGACATACATCGCCCTCGGTGCCGGAGGCTCTCGCCATAGCATCTTCAGTAAATGTTTTGACGAGGTGCATGAAAAGATCAGTAGGCACTTGCGCTCTGTCCGTCTTGCCGCCGAATGAGACCATAGATCCGTCCCACATGACACGGATATTTGTCCCATCAACTTTCTCTGTCCATATCCACGGGTTCTCGTCCAAGAATTCAAATTCAGGCAAGCTGTACTGTCCTTCGAGAAGAGTCTTGTACTTGTTGTCTGGATCGCGCTTGAACACCGTTTGAATCTTGTGGTATTCCTTCATGCTCATCCTCCTATTCTTCTCGCGGCGTGATCGTGATGATCGTCTCCGTGCATACATATTCCATGATAGGCAACCCTAGTAGCTCACGGCCCGTTTCTTTCGACACTACATTGTGCTCGATCGACACATCGCAGATCGTCCCAAGGGCTTCTGTCAGCGTCGACACCGCTGCGTCAATCTTTGCCTGATCCCATTCCATCATTCATCCTCCTCCTCATCGGAGTCGTGGTGGATGTGTATAACTCGTGGACCCCTCACCATACAGCTAAGGCCCCATGTCACACACGCCATCATTCCAACCACCATGAATGCTCCAGCCCAGCTTATCTCATCCATCACAGCCTCCCAAGCCCGTCAAACATAATCAGGAACCACATCGCCATAAACATCCACTTAAGCAGGTGTGCAAACCAGTCAGGTGTCATCTCGCCCTCCAAGCCTCATTGTTTCCCTCAATCCCTCCATTAGCTCTTCATGGAAGTCATGCTCTCGCTGCCGATAGATCTTGAACCACTTCTGGAGCAGTCTGCCAAACCAATTGTTCCAAATAGGCTCGCATACTGTCACCATTCCAGGAATGAGATACCCGCCGCTTTCTGTCATTCCATCTCCTTCACTTTGCCATGCTTCGTGATCTTCATCTTCAGATCCTTCTTCGTGATCTCTGTTACACAGGTCGCTGGCATACGTCGCTGCTCTTGCTTCTCAGAAATATCGATGATCCCAAGATCGACGTCTGTGACAATCCACGCTGGATTGTCCTTGTGCCAGAGCATGATCGTGTCATACAGAATGTCGCTGATGCGCTGCTCTAACGCTTCCTTCGCCTTCCTGATCTCTGGTGGTGCTTTCGGTCCTGCCATCATCATCTCCTTTTATGCGCGGGAGGGCGCCAGGTGCTGCCAACCCAGCGACCCTCCCTGGAGGTTGCTGGCTACCCGATAGACGGATTCGAACCGTCGCCATCCACACAGTGTGTGGTTCGTGGGGGATGCAACCCCACTCGGCTTCCTTTTACCGGACCAGCTGTTACATCTTGCCAGATACTCTGCGCGACTCGCTGTGCAGGTCTCTCTCCACTTTTTCGAGTTCCGATTCCAATTCTTTCTTTTGAACTCCCAGATACTCGCTGTGTGTAGCGGTTCCGAGATCTTTCCCGCAATCTACGCATATCTTGTCATACCACGGGGGTATACGGATGCTATGCCGTTCCACCATCAAACAGGATGATGCTTTTCTGTATCTAACATTCTCATGCTTGCACTCCAACTGATCTAGCCGCCTTTCGACGTCTTCGATTCGCTGCTTGTTCATCCACATATCAGCCTCCTGATTCACCGTCACCTTCGGCCGTTTGAACTTTGACGCAAACCCGAAGTCTATCCCATTGCCACCACGCTTCATTATCTGATCCGTGATCTTCTCGAACTGCTCAGACCCAATCTTCATGAAACCGTAACGCTCTGCTAAAGTGCCTTTCAGTTCCCTCACCCGCGGCAGCAGTTTGCCATCCTCGATGAACAGTTCGGCTGCGATATATGCAAAACCTTCCTTCGGGATGTCAACCTCAAGACCGTTGATCGCAAGAGTGCGGCCTTGAACGAATTCGATCATGCCGTTGATGATGAGGTACATCTTTTCTCCTTTGGTGCGGCTGTCCTGTGTCGCAGGCGGGGCGTGCAATCGTCTTCACCCGTGTTTTAGCCTTGCCCTTACGGTAACGGCTCCCCATATTCAGCCACATATCGAACGACGGGTCGGGCTTGATTCCGACTCCCGCGATTGAAGTGAGCAGTCAGACCCTCAAGATGCTCTGCGGGCAATTATTCCGCGGACTTCCCTCGATTACTCTCACAACTGGCCACGGCTCCCTCACGCTTCATTCATGACCTCCACGGTTGGGGCGGGGCTAACCTCTGACGAACTCGCGTGTCCTTCCACGCCGCCGCCGTTCGCATCTTTGGATGACTGGCCAGATTCCCCACCTGGCTCCATATACTACCGCACAAGTTCCCGAGACATCATGCCTAAGCCTAGTTGCAGTGCTTCATGAAATGTCTCGCAGAATAGTAGGTACGCCAACATAGGTCGCTCACTCTCATTGTGTCACCACAACAAACGATTCGACCACTAAGCCGCAAGAGATTGTTTCACGTATCTTCTTGCCCCTTACCCAGTGCTGCAACACCGCAGCCATCCTCATCTTGTCAATGACCAGTATTTAGCCATCGCCATCGCCATCGCCATCGCCATCGCCATCGCCATCGCCAT